AAGGATTATAACCTTCAGATGGGTACACAGTATTATGTTGAGTTGATTATAGAAGAGCTGAAGAAGGAAAGTTATTTAAATTTTTATCCTTCCAGGAAAACAATAAATGAAGAACTAATATTTAATTAAAAAAAAGTAGTACGTTTCTTATATTTTGTTGTTCCTTTTTCTTAAGTACTACTAAGTCCTCTGTTCTGGAGGGCTTTTTTTATTCATTAAAAAGAACTATATGGTCTATACTTAGTTTTTCCACCTTCCTTATAAGCTTCCAGCACTTGTTTTTTATTATTATCTTTGTCATAGCTGATGTGTATCCATTGATAATCTTTTTTAGTATCATCATAGAACTCAAATATTATTTGACAAAACATAACATTTTTCATAAGCCATTCACCAAGGTCCTTGTTTTTAATTTTTAATCCATTTATATCGATTGCTGCACCGTTAGTAGCGGTATGCTGTGATGTTGTTGAGCCACCAATTGCTTTATTTAAGGCTGGACTACGAAAGAATGAGTTAATCTTCAATGGTGTCTTGAAGTGTTCCCTAGCGGGCTCGAAACAGTTCTCAGCTACCAATTTCATATTTGCCAATTGCTCAGCATTGGGATGATTATTTATACCTCTTGCTACAGCTGTATTTGAAAAACACCCTTCATCATATGTGATGTGTTTACTTATCTTGTTCATCATTTTTTATATTTAATTTATCGTTAATATACGTTTTTAAATATTTTAAAAAGTTTTGGTTATTTATCTTACCCATATTTTCAGCTATGCTTTTGAACTCCGTAATAGCTATAAAACCAAGGGTAATATTTGTAAATGGAATTGCTTTTGCTAAATAATTTTGACATAAGAATGCACTAATAATCACCAGCTGGTATACAAGTATCTTAACAAGGGTATTTTTTAATTTATGTGATTCAATCTTTATATTATTTTTTATAGCAGCATATACCCCTAGTATAAGGTCAACAGTAATAAGAAACCCAACAATAAGTAATGCTTCCTTTATTGGTGAAATTACGGCGATAGCTGCTAATATTAAATTAATTATATACTGTTTCATATTAGTAATATCTGTTAAACCACCATCTATCTCTTAATCTACCATAGTCGATGTCAATACCATTTGGTAGTAGTGTATATCTATCATCGAAAACTAATCCTGAATCATATATCCTATGAGCAGCATATAAGTCATTCGAGTTCGAAGTATAAAGTGGAAAGCTATTACTTTGGTCACATAAGAAGTTAACTATACGTGTAGCTAAAAACTCAGCACTATTCTTAATATCGTTTCTTCTATATTGTAATCCTTTTAAGTCAACAACTGCTGTATTTTCTGGTGTTTTATTTATTACACTAGAGTTTTCCAGCTTAGCCCATATAGAAGGCATTGCGTAGTAAACTGAATACTCAACTAAGCAAGGAAATATATAATCTCTCACAAGAGTTGTTTCAACACTATTTAGAGTATTACCTGAAACCTTTAAGAGTATATCTTGATAAAGTGGTGTACCTAATATTTGCTGTATCTCCATTTGCTGCGCTCTAATGATATTTGGAGTCAATACATTATCTTCAACGTTTTGCTCTATCTCACTATATAATTTTAATTGGTCTACGCTAAGTAACGAGACATCATAAGCAGTTACCATAATTTTAGTCGTTTAATGTGTTAGTTGTAGCTTGTTGATTTGCTATGTCAGCTACTATTTTATATTTATCAATCTTAATATCTGCTTGGTCATTATTAATGGTAGCAATTTTGTTAAGTGTTTTTTCTATTAATTTTTGATATGAACTAATAACTTTTTTCTGGTATACTTCAAAGCTTTCAGCCAACTGAGCTGGTGCCCCAAGGGTACCACTTACCTGAATACCGAATAGCTCTGGGTTTACAGCCTGGTTAGCCATAAGTACCGCCTGTAGTATCAATGCATCTAAGTCTCTAAATCTCTCGTCAGAGCTATTTAATTGGATTGGTGTAAACTCTGTAGCGTGGTCCTTATCTGGAGCAAACGATACAAGCATCTTACCAGCATTATGTGTACCAGTAAACTCTCTTTCTAATTGTCTTTTGAACGTTTGACGTTCTTCTTTATTAGGTACTCCGCTATTAACTTGTACGTTGATACTAGGATAAAATCCGTTCTTAGCATTATTTAAGTGGTATGTCGCAATTTCTCTGTCCAATTCTATATATTGTATAGCTGAAGTATATGCAGGAATGGAATACCATTGCATAGATGGGCTATATTTAGGTACATATAATAATTGTGATTTGTTTATTTTATCATTAACATCATACTTAGCAACCCAAATTGGTTTATTAACTTCTTTTCTAGTATTGGCCCAATCCTTTGATATGTAAAACCCATTTTCTTCTTTTGAAAACCTAACTGTACTAACATCGATAAATTTTACCTGAGCAATCTTACTACCATCTCTACTCCAAATTAAATTAAGAGCAAAGGCATTATATAAGGCTAAATCCATAGCTATCTTTGTTACGATAGTCTCCAGGTCATCTTCATCATAAATGTTCGCTTTAAAAGCCTCTGAGCCACCAATTAGACCATCCCCACTAATCATATCCGATATGGTATTAATCATTGCGGCATTCTTTGGTGATGTTCTATATAAGTCCAATAGGTATTCTGGATAAAGGTTATCATCACCAAAAAATATATAATCCTTATGGTAATGTTCGCTGATAATAGGTAAAGCGTAATCGACCATACCGAAGGTTTCGATTACATTTATATTTTCGTTATCTTTCATATACTTTCTTTGTTTTTGTTGTTGGTAATTCGAATACTGGTGTAGCTACAGTTGTTCCACTTACTAATACCATACCTGTTTCTAATGTGTCACCACTTATATTAGTTACTGTATAATCGTGAAAACCATTTTGTAAATTAATAGTACTTGCACTAAGGTTTACATAAGTAGCTCCAGTAACTGTTATTAAAAATCTGTTAAATCTATACGGACACCAACTAAGGTCTGTACCAGTAAAATTTACTTGAACATTAGTATCTGTATGTCTGAATAAAAAGTTATAAGTATCTCCAGTTAATGAATTCTTTTCATTAAGAGTTAATGCTATATTATTTACAGTATCTTGTTTTAGATAAATCATTATGTACTTTTTTATTTAAATATTTTTTAACTTATATACACATAGCATATAATAAAAAATCCCCACCACATGGGTGAGGATTATTATTTTAATAGAGTTTTTCTAAGTATTAAATTTGTGCTGTTTCAATATCAGCTGAGAACGCAGCAAAAGTAATAAATGGAGCAGCATCACCTTCTGTACCTGAGAATTCAAATGAGTAACCATTTCTTTCACCTGGAGCTGCACCAGTACCGTTAGTACCAGTTGATAAGTCTAATCCTGATTCTTTACCTACAAGGGTATATAAACCATTTTTATCTTTAACAATAGCAACAGTTGTAGCTTTTGCTAGTAACAACATTAAGTTTCTTTTTTGAGCATCACGCTTGTTAAAAACCATTGATACCATTTCTTGATAAGTTACCTCATCATTTTCAGGAACACCAGCTAAAGTTTCTGTGAAAGAAGCTGTGTTTCTTGGGAATTCAAATTTATACCATTCTACAGTACCAGTATAACCTGTGATTACGTTATTCGCATCAGTAGCATAAGTAACATCAGAGTCGAAGTTAGCTAAATATATTTCCTGAACACCAGGAGTATTTTCTTTACAAATCCTTCCAATCCCTGTATCTAATAAACAATTTACTTGAGACATATTATTTTATATTTTAATTTTTTTATTATTATTTAAAGAAGGGGGTAGGCACCCCCATCTTATTTATTAGTTAATGTTTACTAATTGTGTAGGGAATGCGATAGCAGCTCCTAATTTATATCTAATTCTAAATCTTAAAGATTGGTTATCCATAGAGTACCATCTTTGGAACTCAGCTGAATCAGACTCTAAGTCGAAACCGATATTGATGTTACCATCAGCAGCAATCACTTTTCTTGTACTACCAGCTAATCCCATAATCGGAATTACTTTAAGGTTATCCATACCTGGGTGAGTTACACCGTCAGCAGTATTGAAATCTGGAGCAAAGTGGTAATAGTTCGCTTGTCTCATATTAATTAAGTACTTGTCGAATTCTGCGAAAGATAAGTATAAAGCTACATTAGCAGCACCTCTCATTTCTGCAGGAATCAAAGCAGCGTACTCGTCAACTTTTGCAATTGCAGTTGTAGATGTAAAACCTGTTTTAGATACGTTTACAGTTGTAGCTGAAGCAGCATCAACAGCATCTAAGATACCATTTACGAATGCATCACCAATCCATAATTGAGTATCGATTAATCTTGACACTAACTCAGATTGCTCTAAAGTTAAGATATCTTCGAAAGGTAAATCTTCTGGATAACTACCTGGGTTCATACCTACTTGTAACCATTTGGTTTCCAATGAGTTCAAACAAAAATCACGTTCGATTTTAACTGCAGCAGTTGCTAAAGGAACAACTGTGTAGGTTGTACTTCCAGCGTCTGTGAATCCACATCCTACGCCTGAAGCAGCGGTTAAACTTGATGTTAAGATGTTTAAATTTTTTGCTGATTTAATACCTGGGTTTTTCATAATCCCTGGTTTTGACATTGTGTTACCTTGTAACAATGTTCTTGTCATTAACTCGCCTGATACTTGGTCAGTATAAGCTGCTAATCCTGCTAAATTAAATTGTGGCATTTTTTAAATTTTTTAATTTTTATTATTTATTTTTTAATACATCTAATACAGACATATTAGTTTTTATTTTCTTTGGAACCTCCAAAGCTGGTGCTGCAGGTTGAGCTGCAAACTTGTCTAAATCAGCTTTGAATCCTTCGTTTGCTGATTTTAATACATTAACTTCTGATTGTAACGCTTCAATTTTAGAAGTCATTTTTTCTAATAAAGAAACAACTTGAGAGAATTCGCTTGATACTGGCTCTTCAGCTACTTCTGGTTCTTCAACTTCTGGAGCTTCAACATCTTTAATCTCAGCAACAATACCGTCTAAAACAACGATAATTTTATCTTCGATTTCGTATTCACCATCTTCCAATGGAGTTACTTGTTCTACACCTTCAGAGTCAACAACAACCTTAAAAATAGGATAACCTACTTCGATAATATCGCCTTCTACTCTGATAACCATATCACCAACTGGTACATCAATGAACTTTACTTCTTGACTTTCAAATTTAGCTACAATAGCCGCTAAAGATTGTTTTAATTTTGTCATCATAAATCTTAACTTTTTATTTAAATATTTGATTATTATATTTCGCACAATATTTGTTATAACAAATATTTTAATTGTGCTATTAAATCTTTATTACTTAAATCAGACTTAAGTATCTCATCTAATTTATTAACAAAGTCATTTAATTCTTTTTCTGTTTCATTAACTATTGGTTCCTCAGCTGATAATTGTACTTTTTCGAAGAATCCCTCCAATGAGAATCCCTTAAATTTACCACTCTTAATATTTTCTTCCCAATATTGTTTATCGTCAATGAATACTGAAATGAACCAGCTACCAACTGGAACATCTTTAAATCCTAATGCTACTGACTTATCATTTTCAGACGTTTTTAACCACGATTCAACAACCGTAGCATTATCTATACCAAACGCTGAGTTATGCATCTCATTGAACTCTCTAACATTATTCTTGAAGAAGTTAATTGCCATTCTCTCTAATGTTGCCTGGGTGAAGACGATGTAATGTTCACCATTCATCTTATCCTTTCTATATATAGGAGTATTAGCCAACATAAGTGGTGCACTAATTATTTGTTTATCACTATCTAATGAAAACTTTATCTCTTCTGAAAAAGCTAACCATTGTGTCTCAGTTGCAGGTTTATCTACAAGTGATATTGCATATACACCCATTTCCTCTTCAGGTACTACTAATTCGAATACTGGTAAATTATTATAAGTAATCATATCTTTTTTTATTTAAATATTATTTTATATATTATTAGTCTAAAATCTACTACGAGCTTCTATATTTCTAACTTTTCTAGTTACTCTATCTGTATCAGTACTAACGTTAGTTACTGGAATAGATGTTACGTTTTTCATTACTCTTATCAATGAAGCTTCATCAATAGTAGCAACTGACATTGGCATTGTACCTGCAGGTGTCACACCCATTGGTTGGTTATCGAAAGATATGCCACCAGCTAACTGGTTAAGTGTACTAGCCATATTTAACAATACTGGACTTTGTGCAACACCTTTGGTCATTATTAACTCGTCACCTTCAACTTCAGCTATCTGTGTACCATTCTTATATAAAGGTACACCACCATTCTCGTGAGACGGTCCTTTAATTCTACCACCCCTTTTTAATTGAGGTAATGGTTGGGATGCGATTACAGCAGCTTGACTGGCGCCTACTATAGCAGCTAGTATTTGTAATGGTATTACTGGTGCCGCTTCAACAATTGCTGTAGCAGTATCAATAGCCACCTTAACTAAGGCTTGTTTTTTCTCAGCTTTAGCCTGGTCATGCGCAGCTTTACGTTGAGCCGCAGCTCTTTCAAAATCTATTTTATTTAACGCATCCTTCTTAGCATCCTCACTCATAATACCAGCTTCAACAGCACCATCTAAAGCTCTTACTTCTTGTTCTAATGCAGCTTCTCTAGCTCTAAGTTCTTTATTAATTCTATCAGTAGTTAAATTTAATTGAATAGCCTGGAAATCAGCAAATAATTGCTTACCAACATCTATAGCTTTTTTATAAGCGTCTATGTTAGCCTTAGTACTTTTTTGCCTAAAATCATTTTCAATTGATTCCTTAGTATTTTCATACTCTTGAGTAATTTCTAATTGTTTATCTTTATTATCTTTAGCTAATTTTAAATCTGCTTCATATTTTTCTTTAGCTGTAGTTAATTCAAGTTGTTTTTGGCTTTCTAATCGTCTTACAGTTAACTGATAAACTTCTGACCAATGACCTTCACGTAATCTAAGTTGTCTATCTAAATTAGCTTGTAATGAAGTTATTTGTGACTTAAGAATACTATCTTCTATTTCAATAGCTCGTTTATTAAATCTTAATCTAATAGCTAATTGTTTTGCTGAACGTTCTTCCTCTAAAGCAATTAATTGATTATTTATAATTTTAATTAATTCTTCTTGTTCTTTAGTTTTTTCTTCAGATTGTTCGAAATATCTTAATCTTTCTTCTAGTATACGTCTATTAGTATTTATACTAATATTTAATCTAGCCTTTTCAGCATCTTCTTCAAATTGAAGCGTTGTTTTTACTTCATCTTTATATAAAATTAACCCTTTTATATATAAATCATTTCTTAACTTATTAGCTTTAATTAATTTTGTATTATAATCTATTTCTTCTTCAGCAGATGAAATTAATAATTGAAAAATCTCACCTTGTGTTTTTCTAGTTTCATCAATTAATTGAATTCTAAACTTATCTCTTATAACTTGTTTTTCTGCTTCTAATTTTTCAAGTTCAGCCTTTTCTACTGTACCATCAGATTTTTTTAATTTTTCTAGTTCTTTTTGTGTTTTACCAACAAGTTCTATTCTAGCATCATTTATCTCTTTTTCTTTTTTCAAAAAATCATCTAAATTATCACTAACTTGTTCATTAAATCTTTTTTCAGCGTCTTTTTTGTATTCATTATAATCACTTTGACTTAATCTTTTTTCTTTTAAGTCTTTATCTAATAATTTTTGACCTTCATTAAAACTATCTTGTAAATATTTTTCAGTTTCTCTAGCATCTTCTCTTAATAATCTTTGTTTTTCATCATAATTAAATTTAATATCATTAATTTCTTGTCTTAAATCTTTTATTCTATCCTGACGGTCTTCTTCACGTTGTTTTTTAGTTAATTTAAAATTACGTTCTAGTAATTCAATTTCAAAGTCAGCTAAACCAGCACGTTGGAAATTAAGTATACTAAATGAATCCAATTCTAATTGAAGTCTAGTATTAATATTAGCACGTATTAATGAAGTAATTTTATCTAATATACCTTTAAGATTTTCTTCTCTTTCTCTGTCAAATTTTAATAATTCTTCATTATTTTTTCTAGTTAGAGCTCTTTCTTCTTGACCTTGTTGTACTGTTAATATTATTAGTTTTTTATTTCTTGTTTCTTCAGCTGATAAACTTTTAACTGCAAACTCTCTAATTAATTTATCTCTTTCATCTACATTTTTACCAGCGGCCTTTATTTCTAGGTCCATTTTTTCAATATTTCTATCTAGAGCTTCATCTATTTTTTCATATGCATCTTCTAATTGTTCATATCTAGCTGAACCTGTATCAGTCTCAGCATTTAAAGCATTTTGTGCTTCAGTTAATTGGTTTATTAAATTTTTATTTTCTTCTAATAATGGTGCTAAGTTACCGTATTCACTAGCTAAATCCGCAACTGTTTTTTGGAATTCTAAGTCAATTTGGTTTTTTTGTTCGTTATATAACTCTTTATTTAATTTCAATACCTTAGCTAATTCAATAGCTAATTTATTAGAGTTAATAGTACTTTCTAATACGACTTTATTATACTCTCTTTGAAGTTTATTTAATCTCACTTGTTCTTCACCGTTATCACCCATAGCTTTAGTTAACAAATAAATACCAGCAACTAGCGCAGCTATTGCAGCAACCATAAGACCAATAGGATTAGCAGCCATGGCTGCATTAAATGCTATTTGTGCTTGTTTAGCTATTCTTAATCCTGATGTTAACGCTTCTTGCGCACCTTTTAAGCCTTGTGTAACAGCAATACCTGTAACAATATTTTGTGTAAACTTTTCAAACTCACCACTACTAGACCCAATTACAGCAGCTACAGCAGTAAATGATGCACTAACACCTCCTGCAAATTTACCAATCTCACCAGCCATAGCTTCAGTATCTAAACCCTCTATCGATTTGTTAAGATTTTTTACCTTACTATCAGCCTTAATAACCTCAGCTTGTAATTTTTTAAAATCATCACTACCTACAGCTACATTTTTTAATGCACTCTTAAGGTTAACTAAATCTTGTTCTAATTGGTTTAATGATTTGCTTGACTGGTCACCATTAAGCTTTAAGTCTATTATAATTTCTTCCGTTGTCATTTATAGTATTTTTTATTTAAATATTTTTTAACCCATTATACGGTTGAAGCAAATGACCTCATTATCAAATTTTCTCTTAAGTATAATATCGCTACCATTATTAAAATAATAACCTGATAAGTCTTCTATGGTTTTATTTATATAGTATTTTTCTATATAAAATACCATATCTTTATTAATATCATTTATTAATAATTGTGATAAATTTTCATCTGGTTTTATTTGATTAAGATGCACATGTGCAGTCTTCCAATCACCTAATCTTAAATGAAAGAATACGCTTTCTAATTTTGATTCTATATTATATATTACCTTAAATTTATCTTCAGGTAATAAATCCTTATATAATTTATCAACTGAACCTATAAGGACATATTTAGGTATTTCTAACTCTAAATCTAAACTTAATTTACATTTAAAATCATCTACATATAATT